ACCGTCTGCGACTGCTGCGTCGTGGCAGGATTGCCCGCCATGACGTTTTGCAGGGCGATGATTGCATCGCGGACACTCAGCACGGAATCGTCAATGTCGATCAGCGCGCCGACTTGCGCCGTCAGTGCGTCAAGCTGTGCCTGAGCAATAGCCGACTGCCGATCAGCGACATCAATCGACCCGCCCACAGCCGCCTGCACTTGCGCCAGCGCCCGCGCGTAATCCTCTGCCGACGATGCCGAGTTGCGCACCGTCTCCAGGTATTCCGTCGAGACAGAGGCCAGCGACTCCATCGCCGCAACATCGCCGAGTTGTGCGCGCGTCGAGACATCGCGGAACTGCTGCGCCGCAATAGTTGCGCGCGTCTGCTCGTCAAGCGACTGTGCATTAAGCGAGTCGCGGAACGAAGAGAGCGCAGAAGAGATCGACTTAAACTGGTCTATTACCCCGTAAAGCCGATCAGACTCTGCAGAATAGGCGCGCCCTAGAGCGCGCTGCGCGTCCTTGATTGCGGCTTCTTGCTCACGCTGCACTTCATCCCATAGCGCTTTTGCTTCAAGCAGGCCGATCAACGCCTCGCGCCCGCTCGTTGTGCTCATGTTCTGCGCCCGCACCAGCGCCTCGTAGGCGTCGGCGGTTTGAGGGATCGCAAGCCCAAGATCACTGAACCGCTCTTGCAGCTTCTCCATCGGCGAGTTGAATAGCTCAGAAATCGCCGCGTTAAGTTGCTTGCCCTGCTCGATCCACGCCTGCGCCGCCTGCATTGCAGCGTTAAGTTGCTCTATGCTGGCCGTAGCCGGATTGATTGCATCGAAGATCGCATCGACTGCATCCTCAAGATCGGTGCCTTGCAGCCTAGTGACGATCGCGCGGGCGGTTGCAAGCGCTGCGTCTTCAGCGTATTGCTGCATCCCCTGCTGCGCGTCCTTTGCATACTTCTTGCCGCGCCGCTCTAGACCGCCGTTCGTCGTGATGAGCGCTCCGGATTCGTCATAGAGCCTGAAGTTTCCGCGTGATGCGTCCTTCCCGTCGGCGCCGAATGCCGTAAGCGCCGCCGCAGACGCCTGAATGCCAAACTGCGCAAGCGCCTGCTCGTAGGTCGAAGTAAGCGACGCCCCAAGCTGGGAGAGCGCGCCTGAGAATGCGCTGCCTCCCTTTGCGTCCGTCTCTGTAAATCCGCCCCAGATACCACCAGACATGCCCGGCACTGAAGATTTGTGCCCTAGCGCCTTGGATAGATCGTTTGTGTCTGTATAGATGGCCGCGCCAGAGTGATACGACGGGCCATCGAAGGCGCCTAGCATGTTTGCTATGCCCAGCGCTGCGCCGACATACGGGAGCGCAGTCCCGATAGCCATGCCGCTGCCTACAGCGCCTCCTTTGCTCAGGCCTGCGCTGAACGTAGCGGCAGACGACCCGAGCGAACCGAACGACGCAAAGCCAGAAGCAAGCCCGGCGCCGAAGCTGCCGAGCGACGTGCCAGCAGCGAGCGACGACAGACCAGAGATTGCGCCCGCGATGCCGCCAAGCGGGCCTAGCGCCGTGTTTGCCAGCGATCCATACCCGCTGAATCCACCAGACGAAGATGACGGCACGCCAAAGCCAAGCGCGCTCGTGATGCCGCCTGCAACAGGCGAGACGATGGCCTGCACAATCGGGCGCAGCACCATCGTGCGGAACAGCCCTTCGATGTACTCGGCGCCGCTCTTCCCGCCATCCATCAGCGCATCGATCAATGCGTCTTCGATGGCGCTCGCCGTGCGCTCCCATTCCTGCGCGGCCTTCTCTGCGGCCTTTCGGTTCGCGTCGGCGACTTCGATTCCCGCCGTGGCCGATGCAATGCGCTTGCGGGCTTCGATCTCGCGATCAACATTGCGCAGATACTCGTCTGTCGCGCCGTTTGCCGCCGCCATCGCGCGCACTTCTTCGAGCCGCGCAATCGTCGTGCGCTCAATCTCTGCTTTCGTCAGCCCGTAGTTCGCAAGCTCGGTTTCGAGCGCCAGCGCGCGATCCTCCAGCGCACCGACCGTCGAGGCGAGCGCCTTGCCGTAGCCCTCGGCGTACTTCGCCGCCTGCTTCATCGCGGGCTGCTGAGCGAGCAAGGCGGCTTGTGCGTTCGTCAGGTCTTGCAGGCTGATCGCACCGGCCTGATACGCAGCGGCGAGCGTCTCCCACTTCTTGTAGAAGTCCGATGAAAGGCCAGACGACTGCCCGATGAGCGACTGGACAAGATCGCGACCAGCCTGCGCCAAGCGCTCCATCTCGTCGGCGTATGCCTTCGATGACTTCGCGGCTTCGTCGGCCTCTTTCTTCGTCGTGACGTGGCCTTTCGCCATGCGCTCTAGCGCTTCGGAGAGCGCGGACGATGCCGCATAGGCGTCCTTCTCGCCATTGGCGAGGTCGCGCATCGACGTTGCAAGCGCAACAGCCGCGCCATTCCCTGACAACAGCTTTGTTCCGAACTGATTGAATGCCAGCCCTACGTCTTCAGTCCCTTCGCGCAGACCCTTCAGGACCGGCGCAAGCTCCTGCGCGACCTCCAGCGTAACGCCGAGTTCTTCTGCAAGGTTCTGCACGGGCGAATTGCCGAACGCGCCGGCAAGACGGTCAAGCGTGCCGTACTGGCCGAGCCCCGCGACAGACTCGCCAAACGCCTTCGATGCCGTAAGCCGCTGCGTCTCGATGAACGCCTGTTGAAACTTCAACTGCTCGATGGTCGCCGCCTGAACGGCGCCTGTCGATTTGTTGAACTCCTCGTACAGCCCCTCCATATCGAACGCGCGCACCGTGCGCCCGACCTGGCTGATGGCGTCGTCCATGCCAGACATCGCGTCTTTCAGGCTGTCTGCCTCTTTGCCGGCATCGCCGAACAGACTGATGACGTTCGGGAGAAGCGCAGCGACGACGCCAAGCCCAGCGCCGAGAGCGCCGAACGAGCCGAGCAACTGCGGCAAGTTCATCGACAGCGCCATCNCGGCAGACGTGCCGCCATTGACTTGGACGATAAAGTCCTGCATCTGGTACGACAGGTTCTGCATGCCGCCACGCATGCCTGCGCTTGTGCCTACGACGCGCGTTTGTGCTGCCTCAAGCTCGCGCAACTTGGCAAGCAGCGGCTCGAACTTTGCCCGGTCAAGGCCCTGCGTATCAATACGCAATTCCAGCCGCTGAGAGGCCGTTTTGCCCAGGTTTTGCAGCTCGGTCGTAGCCCGCTTGATGCTGGAGACAATCCGGCCTTCTGCGCGCGTGAATTCGTCTGCATTGCGATTCGCGCCGCTGCCGATCTGATCAACAGCCTGCCCGGCTTGCGCGGAGGTCTGCGTGACCTTCTGCGCCATTTGCTCGGACTTCTGCCCGACGCGATCGAAAGCGCGCTCTGCGCCCTCGCTCGACATCTCGACGACGCCTTGAATCTTAAGGTCGGACATTTATTAGCCTCTCATCGCTTCCAGCGCAGCCGCTTCCATCGCGCGCACGTCGTCCAGCATCTGCCACCAGTCATCACCAGCAATTCCACGCCGGTCCATCAGCTCGAACAGCACTGGATATTTCAGCCCGGTCGCGCCGCCCATGCCTGCATCCCATTGGGTACGCATCAGGCTGAATAGCTCGAACGTTTGCAGGTTCTCTGGCCAGATTTCCGCCTCTTCGGCGTAGTCCTCAACGGACAGGCCCGTCCCCGCTAATTCCTCTTCTGAGGGCGGACGGCTATACAGCAGCCGTGCCGCCTCGGTCAGTTTCCCAATCGCCCCTCACGACATGCGCGCCCGAACGCCTCGAACAGCGCCGGGATTGCGCCCGCGCCGCAGTCCTCTTCCAGTTCGATGACGGATTCCTTGCTCAGAGGCGCGTCCAGCCCCCACGAATGCACGATTTCCAGCAGGCGATCAGCGGACAATTCGCCGCCGCGCTCGTAGAGCTTTTCCCACGAGAATTCACCTTCTGGCTGATCGAACGGCTTCGAGCGGATGATGCCGTCCTGCCATGCGCCGAATTCCTTCTTCGTCATGTACTTGAACACGACGGGGATCACGCCTTCCGAGCCATCTGGCAGCGTGACGGNNACGTCGATTTCCTTGAACACTTCCGGGCGCTTGCCGAGCTTGACCTTATTTGCCATTTGTATTTTTCTCGTATGGTAGAAAAAGGCCCGTGCTGCTTACGGTCAGCAGGGCATGAAATGCCCGCCGAAGCGGGCTAGGAGGCAACGATTACGCGCTATACCTAGTCAGGCGCCCATTCCCAGAGATGCTGACGGTGTTCGTCAAAATCTGGCCATCGGCCATGCGAACGTTCTCGTTCAGCGCGATGGTGCAGGGGGTGTAAATGACGCTGCCGTTCTTGAGCGTCTTTTTCAGGATCGTGTCGGTCTGCACTTCCGAGAGCTGGCGCAGCGCGGTGTATGCTGCGGTGCCGTATTGGTCGGCGTCGATCTCGAACGTTTCCTGAACGGCCGTGAAGCCGTCGTTCAGCGTGGTTTCAACGTCCTCGTCCATGAATCGCACGGTCACGGTGCGCGGCTCGCCGCCGCTGGAGTTGCTGTTCAAATACTTGCTGATCTGCGTGAAGGTATTCACCTTGCGCACNGTGCCGCCGCCCGAGCCNGACCGGGAAAAACTCGGTATTGCTGGTGTCGATNCCCTCGGCGACAAAGGAATCGGTCAGCACCGACTTGACCTTGACGGCGCGGCGGTTCAGACGGCCCCAGGCTGAGTAGATTTGCACGATGTCACCGACCGAATAGCCGTGGGCAGTGCAGGAAACGACCGCCTCGCCGCCAGGGGCGGAATTGCTGATGCCGGTAACAGTCTTGGCCGACGCGAACGCGGTCGCGACCGAAAGAAGGGTGCCGCTAGGAAGGGTTGCCATTTCGGGTTCTCCAAAAACAAAAAACCCGCACAATGGCGGGCATAAAAAAGCCGCCCAAAGGCGGCTGTCTTGTGACGCAGGGAGTTTAGGCGCGACTCTCCCCGACGCCTGGATTATATAGCGTTATCGCGGGCCGAATACGTCAAATCGCTGAATGCTGCCGTACAGCCCAGTATCAGGTTCGTGCATAGACATCGGCTCGCCCTGCGGCTCCGCTTGAAATGCGGGCGATGCGCAGATTGCGTCCTCGATTTG